GAACATGGCCCCCGACAAACGAAATTCGGCCGACAAGATCGACGACATGGCGGCGCTGCTGATGGCAGTGGGTGTCAGCATCGGCCACGAAACCAAGAAACCGTTGCAGATATTCATGCTCGGTTAGGAGACAAGAATGCAAACGAATCGCGCCTACAGCCTGTTGCAGATCAAGGCGGTCGACAGTGACCAACGGATCCTCACCGGTATGGCGACTACGCCGGAAACAGATCGCATGGGCGACATCATTGACCCGCTCGGGGCGAAGTTCGTGAACCCATTACCGCTGCTCTGGCAGCACCAGCACAGCGTCCCGGTCGGACACGCGAACTTTGGAAAGCCGACGAAATCAGGGATCCCTTTCGAGGCCCAGATGCCGATGATCGAAGAGCCAGGCGCACTCAAGGACATGGTCGACATGGCCTGGCAGGCCGTGAAACTTAAACTCGTGCGCGGCGTGTCAATCGGATTTCGCCCACTCGAGTACAGCTACATGGACAACGGTGGCATTCGGTTCGTGGAGACGGAGATATACGAACTCAGTCTCGTGACGGTACCGGCTAATGCGTCGGCGACCATCCAGACCATCAAGGCCATGGCTCGTGCGCTCCCTGTCAATGGTGGCGTGCGGCTGGTGCAACGCGCACCGAATCGTATCGATCAGCTGAGCGGCGGTGCCGTTCGGCTGAGCAAACCCGGTCACTGACCGGTTTCGTCGAGCAGGCGTTGCCTCCCGTGGAACGGAGGCCTGTGGCCTGTTGGACGGCTGTCAAAACGACGGCCGAAAGCTCATTTATCAGGTATCAGGATTAAAGTATGAAAACTATTGCAGAACAGCTCGCCGATCTGAAGGCGACGCGCGAAGCACATCAGAAGAGAATGATGGAGATCGCACAGAAGTCAATCGATGAAAACCGTTCGATGAACGACGCCGAGGCTGAGGAGTTCGAAACGGTCGAGGCTGAGGTCAAGACACTCGACGCAGACATCTCACGTTTCTCACGGCTGGAAACCATCCAGAAGGCCAACGCGACATCAGCAGCGACTGCTGCACAATCCGCTGCACAGACGACTGCACAGTCTGCGACTGGCGGTGTGCAGGTGAAGAACACCGAGAAACTTGCTCCTGGCATTTCGTTTGCCAGGATGGCTCGCTGTCTTGCGCTCGCACACATCGAACACCGTGATCCGGTGCAGATCGCGCAACGCGTGTATCCCGGTGATGACCGGGTGGCGCAGGCGCTCATCAAAGCTGCAGTGCCGGCCGCAAACACTGGCAACGCGGGCTGGGCGTCGAACCTCATCAACGAGGGCGGTATCGCATTCGCGGACTTCGTTGAGTATCTGCGACCACGCACCCTGCTCGGTCAGGTGTCGGATCGTCTGCGTCCCATCCCGATTGACACGCCAGTGTTGATTCAGGGATCTGGGGGCTCCGCTGCGTGGGTAGCCGAGGGATCGGCGAAGCCGTTGACCCAGTGGTCATACACGCGCGCCAAGCTGGCTCCTCTCAAGGTCGCGGCCATCGCCGCAATCACCAAGGAGACCCTGATGCGCGCCTCTCCGGCAGCCGACGGACTCTTGCGTGATGAACTGACACGGGCAATCGGCTCGACGATCGACACCACGTTCATCGACCCAGACGCCGCTGCGGTGTCAGGTGAGTCGCCGGCATCTATTTTGAACGGGGTCACTCCACTGACGCTCTCCGGTGGTACGACTGTGGCAGACATCCGTTGCGACATCGCAACGTTCCTGACCGAATTCGCCGACAACAACCTGTCGATCGCCGGTGCGTTCTGGGTCATGCCAGAGCGTGTTGCGATTGCCTTGTCGTTAATCGCCAACGAGATCGGTGCGGTAGCGTTCCCGGGTATCACACCGAACGGCGGTACGTTCGCCGGTCTGCCGGTGTTCGTCTCGAACTTCGTACCCACAGTGACTGAGGGTTCGGTGGTGGCACTCGTTCGGGGTGACGAAATCTTCCTGGCTGACGAAGGGGGCATCATGGTGTCCATGTCGGATCAGGCGTCACTGATCATGGACAATGCACCCAACGGATCGAGCGTTACGCCGACCGCAGCGACGATGGTTTCCATGTGGCAGACCAACAGCGTGGCGGTACTGGTTGAGCGCTTCCTGAACTTCAGCCGTCGCCGTGACGAGTCGGTCGCCTGGGGCCATGTTACCTGGACGGCTTGCCCCACATCGTAAACCGTGACCGTGTGCGGGCCGGCTTCGGCCGGTCCGCCCAACTGAGGACAAACCATGCTCATTCAGTACGTTGTCACCAAGCATCGACGGGAAGTACCTGACGCCATTGCCAAGCGATTGCTTGCAATCAGGGTTGCGACCCGGGTGGTCTTGCCGGGAGAAGCCGCTGATATTGCGCCGACAGAAAAACCGAAGCGGCAGTACAAACGACGCGATATGGTTGCCGAATCCTGATATGCAATTATTCGGATTCGACATCACGCGGCGGAAGGCGATCTCACCGGTTTTCGACTGGCGCAATGGCTGGCGCGTGATCAGCGAGCCTTTCTCGGGTGCCTGGCAGAGAAACCAGTCCGAGACCGCCGGTGCGGTGATCTCTTATCCCGCGCTGTATGCCTGCCTGAATCGCATCTCCCAGGATGTGGGAAAGTTGCCATTCCAGTTGAGGCGCGCAGACGAGCAGGGCATCTGGCAACCGGTTAACAATCCGGACTACTCGCCGGTCCTGCGCAAGCCTAACAACTACCAAACGGCGCAGCAGTTCCGCGAGTCCTGGATTCTTTCGAAGCTTCAGCACGGCAACACATACGTGCTCAAGGGACGTGATGATCGTGGTGTAGTCAATCGGCTCTACATTCTGGATGCCAGCCGAGTGCAGCCGATGGTGGCTGACAACGGCGACGTCTACTACCAGATCCACTATTCGACGTCGCAGAATTTGCTGCCTGAAAACTATCCGGGCGAGCTTCTGATGATCCCGGCATACGAGATCATCCACGACCGGATGAATGCGTTGCATCACCCACTGATCGGCGTGCCTCCACTCGCAGCTGCACACTGGCCGGCGGTCAAGAATCTTAAGATCTTGAAGAATGCAGCCGAATTCTTTGGCAATGGCGCGCAACCGGGTGGAATTCTGACAGCGCCGGCTGGCATGTCTGAGACTGACGCGAATTCGCTAAAAACATACTGGGACGAAAACTTCACTGGCGAGAACCGGGGCAAAGTTGCAGTCATCGGCGCCGACATGAAGTACACCTCGTTCGCGTTTAAGGCGGTGGACTCGCAGATGGTGGAGCAGATGCGGTACTCCGACGAACAGATCTGCCAGCCGTTCGGTGTGCCGCCTTACAAGCTCGGCATTGGGGCCATCCCTGGCGGGCTGAAGGTCGACGACCTGAATCAGCTTTACTACTCCGACGCGCTGCAGGCGCACATTGAATCGATGGAGTATCTGCTTGATGAAGGTCTTGGCATTTCACCGCCTCTGGGCGTTGAACTCGACCTTGAGCCACTGCTGCGTATGGACGAAGGCAAGCGAGCTGAAGTGGAAAGCAAACTCGTGGGCGGCAAGATCAAGCGGCCGGACGAAGCGCGTCGTAAGTTTGGCCTTGGGCCAACGGCCGGCGGCGACACACTCTGGGGTCAGCATCAGGACTACCCACTTGGCGTGCTGCGTGATCGCAATGACCTGGAACCGGTGGAACCGATCGTCCCGGAGCCAGAACCAGAACCAGAACCTGTAAACACTCCAGAGGACGAGGCACGAATGATCGCCCTCATGCTCGAAAAGGAACTTGCCCATGTTTGCTATTCGTGATGCGCAGGCACTGGTCGAGCAACTCGCGGTGGTCGTATCGGCACATGTCGCCAAGACCCTTGCGCCGCTGCTGAAGCGCATCGAGGAACTGCAGGCCCGCACGCCCGAGAAGGGCGAAAAGGGTGACCCTGGCGTGCCGGGACGTGATGCTGAGCCCGTAGACCTGGACGCAACTGCGAGAATCGCCGCGGTGCAGATTCAACAGGCGGAACCCTTCAGTTTAATGATCGAGCGGAAAATAGATCAGGCGGTGATCAATTTTCTTAAAGCGAATCCTGTTCGTGATGGCCAGGACGGGAGCGATGGTGCGGTTGGCCCAAAAGGTGACCCAGGCGATAAGGGCGACAAGGGCGAACCCGGCGTTGGTCTTGCCGACGCATTCATCGACCGGGATGGTCTGCTCGTGCTGACGATGACTGACGGCCGTGTTAAGTCTCTCGGCGGGGTGGTCGGTCAAGATGGTGAATCGGGAAGAGACGGCGCCCATGGAATCGACTTTGACCAAGTGACCGGCGAGGTTGATCCCGAGCGAGGTTATGTGATGCGAATGGTCAGCGGCGATCGTACTCACGAGCTTGTGCTGCCGAACCCATATCACATCGGTTTCTGGCGCGCCGGCATGTCAGCCAAGGCCGGCAACTTCACGACGCACAACGGCAATCTCTGGCTCGCGCGACGCGACACACAGTCGGAGCCAACACTGGACGCGAAAGAGGATTGGATTCTGGCTGCCCGCAAGGGTCGTGACGGAGCCCCCGGCTCGCGGGGCAAACCTGATGCGTGACCTGGTCACCTATGAAGAGGCTGCGGCACATCTCAGACTTGATGACCGTTCCACTGACCCGTGGCTGGAGGCATTCATACCCGCAATATCCGAAGCGGTTGCCATGTGGATCAAGGACTCCGACCGCCTATATGAGCCGCTGCGCGATAGCGATGGTGACGTGGTTCTGGATTCCGATGACGAGGTCGTGTTCGCCGTTGACGTTGACGACAATCCCATCATCCGTCGCATCGTGCGTGTGGCGGTATTGATAGAGATCGAGCGTCAGAACCGTTTCCGTGGCGGTGAGAGCGACGCAGATGTGCCCTCGTTTGAGGGGCACGGGTACGTGCTCGGCAAGGGAGCGACTGCGCTACTCGCACCACTGCGCAAGACTACGGTCGCCTGATGCCAGCCGTGGCTGCAGGCGATCTCAGTCATCGCATCACGCTCCAGCAACAGGAGCGTACTCAGGACGAATCCAGCGGCGAGATGGTCACGGTCTGGGTGGATCTGGCCGATGTGTGGGCTCAGATCGTGCCTATGTCCGGTCGTGAGTTCATCGCGGCTTCGGCGGAGCAGTCCGAGGTACGAGGGCGGATGGTCATTCGATACCGCGATGACATCAATGCGTCAATGCGTGTGGTGTACCGGGGTCAGAAGTACGACATCGCCGCGGTGCTCCCAGACAACGACAGTGGGGTAGAGCATCTCACCCTGATGACAACCGAAGGCGTCAGGCTGTAATCATGGCACGCTGGGCCGTTATGTGTCCTGGTCCATCTGCGAGTGCGGCGGATGCCGAGCGGATCCACGCCGCGGGAATTCCGATTGGCGCGGTTGGTTGCGCATATCAACTGGCTCCATTTGCATCCTTCGTGGCGTCCAGTGATGCAGCCTGGTGGAAGCGTTATCCGGACGCGATGGCCATGGCATGCCCGAAGTATGCGATGCACCCAGTAGGCGGCACGGGGCGAATTAAAGTTCCCACTCCATGGGCAGTCTGTAATTCCGGAGTGCTCGGACTGGAGTGCGCAAAGCAGCAGGGTGCGACGGAGATCCTGTTGATGGGAGCGGACATGCATGGCACTCACTTTTTCGGACCCTACGACAACGGCCTTACCAACACGAACGAAAAGAAGCGCAAAACGCATGCCAGGCAATACGAACAGTGGGCTCGCGCAAATGCAGCCGTGCGAGTGATCAACATCACTCCGGGTAGTGCACTTACCTGTTTTCCGATGAGCACCATCGAGGCCGAGCTTTGAATCTTTGGGTGCTCGACGAGCGCGAGGTCTGGTGGCGGGCAATCATCGATGCGGGTGCGCGGCACGGTTACCAGGGCAAGCGCATTCGCAGTGGTCGCGAGACACAAGGACAGTCAGGCATCGGTTTTATTCGTCCGCATGCTGATCCGAAGCGCCTGAAGATCAACATCGTCGACTATCACGAAATGGCCAACAGCCTACTGATGATTCAGGACGCAGACCAGGTTGAACTGTACGAAGAGAAGTCGAAGCAGTTTTTTTTGTGGGGTGATCTGATGCCAACCACGTGGCATTTCGAATCCCTGGAACCAGCCATGGAACTCTTGCAGGCGTGTGACTACCCGATTGTCAGCAAGGCC